GAGAATATAACCACACATTCCATAGTTCTCTTCAGGACGGACGATTATGAAATCTCTCATGATAGCATGCTCCGTATGTAAGTCTCTTCTATTTTTTGCCAGTTTTCGGTCATTCCATATGCCATGTGAATACCGAATCCATTTCGTACATACAAAATTGACGAATTGTCCATTTTGATTCTCAGGCTAAGTTGCCCCTCGTCCCACCCGTCTTCTAAAATAGACAAACAGTCTTTCCAGTATTGAGTTTCACTTATGAATATATTATTCGTAAAGTAAGGTGCCCTGTAGACATCAAGGCTGTATGAATTCTTGCCCCAGAATTTTTCGGAATTGTCCGCTATCTTCTGTGCAATAAACATGTTGTATGCAAAGGAGAAACGAGCAGGATGCACTCCACGAACATTGCAGTAGTGCCAAGGCACAGGATTTCTATCCCAACGAGTGTCAGCATCAGTGACATAGTCCCAGTATTCCCTACCGTCCCACTTCTTCATACTGGCTATCTTGTTGTTGATGGAACTATAATCCAAACCCCACAAATCTACGGGTATTGTTTGTTTCAAAAACAACCGATGCGCTTCTTGCTTGTCTTCTTCGGAAAGGAAGTCCTCAACGAACATGTCCACTGTAGGAATTCCGTTGGTCAGTATGGGAGCAATAATCGGGTGTTCGTTCGTTATCTTATCCAGATTGTCTATCATATAATCCCAGACATGCCTAGTAACTAGAACATCATCATCCAACTTGCAAGAGTAGCGACACTCTGTTTTGTGAGCAGTTGCAATTCTATCCAAGTAAGTAGAGTCTTTGTACTGAAACAACTGGACCTGAAAAGATACTGGATTTCTAGAGAAGTATGATTTCCATAGATCAATGACCGGCTTTTCTCCATGAATGCAGAGTCTAACCTTGTCACGATTTCGTATAGCCATTAGTTCTTGCACCGAACGAACACTGAAAGGAAAACGATATGATCTATGACCACACGAAAGCATGTTGATTTGAAGGGATGTTGTCATGGGTGTATCTCCACTGTGTCTAGCAGTTGGCACTTTTCCTGAAACTGATGATAGAAACCATCATGCACTCTGACATCCTTTGGATTTCCTCTACCATGAAACCCAAAGCAATTGTTGAGATTGTATTCACACTCGGGTATCCTGGATTCAATAGAAAACTTCATCGCAACATGAACCGGAGCATATCTGCATCCATTCGCTGTGAAGTAGTCGTAGTAATCGTTGGTCAACTCACCGTCTTCGTGTTTTCCAAGGTAGGTGAGGTTTCTAGTCAATTGTATGAATCTGTTGCTCTTCAAGACAAACCCGCCATTTCCCACTCTGTTTCGCATCCACAATTCTCTCCACGGAGCACCGATATAGTCGTAATCAAGGAATTCATCTCTCCATAGATGGGGATTTATCACGAAACCGTCATCGTGAATTGAAAGCATGTACTCTGTGTCTACTATGTTTGGCAGAGAATTGTAAACAAAATGAGAACTCTCTTGGTGAGTTGTGTTGTTGGTATGAACAAAATCTATGAAGTCCGGCAGTTCTTTTGGCTTGGTTCTAGAAACAAGAACCATTCTTGCAAATTCTATGTCCCTTGAACTGTAGAGTAGAGCCTTAATACTTCTAATCGGATCAACTGGATTGTAAGAAAGGAGAGTGATGTTTTTCAGTTGTTTTTTCATTTACGAAATCACATTAAGAGACACTCTTTTATCAGAGAAGAAGTTGTCTACTGTGTATTCTATGTAGTCCAATTGTTGAGGTGTTATCACCGGACTTGTACCAAGAAAAAATGTATCTGTAGTCACTTTCCTTGCATTCGGGAACTCGTTCACGACCTTCGCCGGGTCCATCAAACCCTCATACGCTGGCTGCAACATGATGTTTCCTGCGAAGTATGGTCGTGTCTGGATGAGGTTTGTCTCAAGGTAGTCCACGATGTCCATTCGCTTGAAGCCACACCCATCGCGGAGGGTGACGGCGAAGGCAAACCAAGAAGGGTCGGAGTTCTCCGTAGCCTTCGGTAGGATGAAACGGTCCTCGTATTTGGAGAAGATGTCGCACAGCCTCTTGTGGTTTGCCTTTCGCTTCTCCATGATTTCGGGCAGACGCTTCAACTGGACAAGTCCCATCGATGCCTGTAGGTCCGTGGGCTTCAGGTTGTATCCGATCTCGTCGTAGACATACTTGTGGTCAAATATCTCGTCCGGGAGAGCGGGCAACCAGTTGGAGAACCGCTTCTTGCATGTGCCGTTCTTGAGAAGGTTAGCCTTCTTCCCGACGCAATAGCACCCTCTTCCCCACTCACGGAAACTTCTCACCACTATCTCCTGCTCATGCGTGCGGCAGGACACGAAGCCTCCTTCGCCCATCGTGATGTGATGGGCGGGGTAGAAGGAACAACTCGCCATCTCTCCATACGACCCCAGAGGCTTGCCTGCATAGGTAGAACCCAAGGCATCGCAGCAATCTTCAAGAAGCACCAAGTCGTACTTCTTGACGATGTCCATCAGCCTGTCCATGTTAGGAGGATTACCAAGCACATGTGCGAAGGTGATCAACTTTGCTCCTTCCTTCGCTTTCTCTTCTACCTGATCAAGGTTGAGATTCAGGGTGTCCAACTCAATGTCCACGAACACCGGCTCAAAACCAACCTGGAAGATTGGGTTAATGGTGGTGGGAAACCCTGCGATAGGCGTGATGACCTTGGTTCCCTTTGGAAAGTTGTACAACCTGCGAGATGTCATGGCGGACATCATGATGAGGTTGGAACTGCTCCCGCTGTTGGTGAGGATACCATAGTCCTTCCCCATGAGTCGGGGGAATTGAGACTCAAATCTGATGCCCTTCTCTCCAAGAACGAGCCATCCTTCCAAGAGGTTTTTCGTGGCTTCCACGAACTCCTCTGTGCCGAAGTAGGGACCGGCATACTGCACCCAATCCCTACCAGCCACCCATTCCTTGGATGTCTGCTTTTCTTGGATGAACTTCTCTACGCCATCAAGGATATCTTGCATGTTCATGGATGTATTCCCATTCCCCAATCGTTCAAATTTGGTATGTTGTACTTCTTGACATTGTCTTGTATGAAGATGTACTTGTAGTTCTTGGTGATGTCTTGGTCTGAGTATACGCTATCCCTGACTTTGAGTGGGAAAGGGAACCCTGCGTACTGCCAACTGAAATTGTTCACCGATACATCGTACTCTCTTGGGTCTATTGTCTTGGCATTGTACTTCAACCTGTTTACATAGTCAACCACTTTCCAGTAGTATTGCTTGAGAGCGACAGATTTTTTGTCTATCCACTGTAGGTGAGCGATGAACAACTGATTTGGATGAAGACGAATAGACTTCCTGTTTGCGTCGTATGGCATGTGTTGAGAGTGCATTTGGGCGGGAGGAAACAACATCCTCTGTGGATATGAACCAACCCTATCAGGACTCCAAGCCTGCGCCCACGGTCCGTCTACTCTGATGCTGTTCCTGTTGATGTACTGTACCCAAAGGAGTTCCAGCAAATGCCCCTTATTGTTATCGAGTATGGAATTCAACTCTTCCTTCGTAAGAGTGCCATCAAGATACTCATCCGTGTCTAGGCAAACTAGTTTGTCTGAAAATTTGAGACACTCATCATACAATCGCTGCCTACAGTCAGACTCGATATCTAATTGATTATCTGTCTGATTCTTTACTAGAACACTCAGGATGTTGTACCGTTCAGAGTTATCCATCAGATATTCGTATGTGCCGTCATCAGAAGTGTCCACCATGAAGACAAAAGCATCAACATACTTTTTCCACAAAGGAAGCATCTCTTTTAGAAGAAACAACTCGTTTCTCGTCATGGTCATTTGGACTATCATCTCGTCACCTGAAAGTTGTGGGTCTCTTCAAAGGTCTTCTTGCACTTGTAGTTGTAGATGACCCCTTCAATCCACTCTTCTTTCTTCAGGAACGGAAGGATGCCCATGGAGTAGACCCTATCCTCGCCGCTGTTCAAGGAAGGGAATCCTACCTTCACGGCGATATCCCTACGCACGGCGTTGAGGTGATTGGGTGGTCTGTAGTAGACCTTTCCTTCGTGGTCATCAATCCATCGGTCATATCGCAGAGAGTGGATGAAGGGTCGGCTGTAGCCATCGGAGAATACGATGACCCCGGTCAGCGAAGAGCAATCGGGATTGCTGGTAAGGGCTTTCAGAACCTTCTCAACATAGTCCACGCTCACGGCATCGTCGTCGTCCACGAACGCGACATACTCGCCCGTGGATTGGGTCAGGAGCATGCTTCTCTTCTGCCCGATGCTCAACTCACGGTTGTCGGCGATGTGCAAGACCTGCACATTCTTCGTGCCGATCTGCTGGTCGAGCGAGGCACGAAGAGCGTCAAGCGACTGCTTGCGTTCGTGCAACGAGGGAATCAAGACTGACAGTTTGTGGGAGGGTCTCCAAGGCATGTGCTATCTCTTCTGGTTTGAGGTCAAAGTTTCTCTGTGCTCTCTCAATGTAGATGGGAGCATCATGGTTGTACATCTCAACGGACTCGTTTCTCTTGTGCAGGTCATCGTGCGTGAACTGACCCGTCCACTGGTGCTGGATGATTACATGGTCAATGTAGACCACCTTGCCCAGCATCCGTGCGACATTCGTGAACTCGTTGTCGGGGAACACCGACTTGTAGCCAGGGTAGTAGAGATAACCGAAGCGGCGATAGTACTTCATTCCGAGGATGGACAAGGTGATGAGACGGTCCACGCCCGAGTATCCGTCATTGAAGTGAATTACACCATCGGTGTCCGGAAAGTACTTCCCCATCGCCTTGTCAATGATGTCATCATACCCGCCGACGATGGGAATCATGTCATCCGAGGCGAGGAGTATCACATGTGGGTCAATTCTCTCAACCGCGTCCAGGTTCGCGTTCACCGCCGAAATCTTGCTTGATGACTTGCCACAGAGAGCATGAATCCTGCCCGGATAGTATGACTTGATGCGGTCAAAGTACGAGAACATGTTCTCGTTGTTCATCGTCGGGTCATCGTGGTCATACGAGATGACGAAGTGGACTTCATGCATGCCCGAGAGCATTCCGAGATATCGGTCAAGAACACCCATGAACTTCTGGGGTCTGTTGCGGGTGGGAAACTTGATCACCATTCTCATTGCTTGTCCTCGTCCTTCCATACATCCGTGAACTTGATGTGTTCGTTGCCCGAGTAGTCAATCGCATACTCCTTCGCTCGCGAGAACATCTCAGGGCTGACTTCCTTCACATAGTTCATGAAGTTTACCGCATAGTCCATCAGGGCTTTACCGAGGGCTTCCTTCTGATCCTTGGTCAGGGTATCCTCGTCAAGAAAGGCATTGGGATCCTCGTCTCCCGGATCTCGGTCGCCCTCTTCCTCATCATCCTCATCGGGGTCTCCTGCTCGCTCAACCTGAATGATGTCGTCTCCCGCATCCTCCTTGAACTCGTCAAGCGAACAGGCGAACAGCATGCACGGCGTACCGTCACCGAACCAAGCACCGAGGCTCTGTGTCTCAATGAACTCCACGGCTTCTGCCTCATCCATGCCGTCCCTCTCCATGAGGATGTCCACGCACTTGGCATAGTCATAGACGGCGATGGGATACTTCTGGTTGATGCGACGAAGACCGCCGATGAAAGCCTTCTCAAATCCGTACATGAGCATCGTTCCTTCTTCAGACATTGGTATCCTCCTCGTCCGCACCCATCATCTCCATGCTGCCGACCGAGTACTTGTTCTTCACATACTCATTGAATGTCGGGTCGGTCAGGATGGGCAACCAGAACTCCTTGGTGTCGGTGTCGTCCAGCCGGAACTTCTTGTCCTCAACCTCCCCGTTCTTCGCGTTCACGCGGGAATACCATCCATTGGACGGCTTCACCACATGACCTGACGCGAGAGCCATGTCAAGCAGACCGCTCCAGCGACTCAAGCCATCATCAAACGATACCGAGATCGGGATCTTGGAACGCTCCTTCACATAGCGGGACTTCTCCACATTGATGATGAAGTTGTAGCCCGTGACCTCCGTGCCGTCCTTCTCCTGCTGGCGACCGAGAATGAAGATGGTGTCGGCGGAGTAGTACGAGCCGGTGCCGCCACCGACCACATCCTTCGCATACAGTTCCATCGTCTTGTAGGTGTGATTCACTACAACCATCGGGATGTCCTTGAGGGTCAGGTGGGGCGTGACCATGCGGAAGAGCGACTTGATCTGCTTCGCACGGGTCATGTCGGCGACCGCCTTCTGGTCAAGTGCGTCCTCCACTTCCTTCTTGGATGCGAGGTTTCCGATGGAGTCAATCAGGATGATGACCCGCTCGCCACGCTCAATGTCCTTCAACTGGTTCATGATGTCAAACTTCAGTTCCTCCACATCCTTGACGGGAGTGTGGATGACCCGCTTCATGTCAATGCCGAAGGTCTCAAAGTAGTTGATGGGAGTGCCGAACTCGGAGTCGTAGAACAGGATGACGGCATCCTTGTACTTCTCCGTGTACGCCTTCGCCATGAGCAGCGAGAACAGGCTCTTGAAGTGCTTGCTCGGTCCCGCCCACATGGTGATGCCGGGGACGAAGCCTCCATCCAGCCGTCCCGACAGGGCGACATTGATGGCAGGGACGGTTGTGGGAATCATGTCCTTCTTGTTGAAGAACTTGGACGAAAAGAGGATCTCCGTGTCTTTGATGGTGGAGTTCTTCTTCAACTTGTCTATCAGACTCATGGTGTAAACCTCACGGGGTTATGTAGGGGCTATCTTACAGCAAGACCTCTGGCTTGTCAAACAAATCCTTCCCATACTCACAGATTTCCTCAAATGTCTCGTACTTGAATCCTGATGTATTCAGGGTCGCAAGGATATCATTCAGTTCCATGCGCGTCACATACAGGCGTGCGTGCGTACCCGCGTGTGCGGGCGCGTCCCCGTGCGCGCGGATGTCGTGCATGACGAAACTGATTCCTTTGTTTGCCTTTGCGGTTTCCGCAAGACCCGCCAGCACGCCCGGCAACTTTCCCCTACGAAGACGATACTCTCGGGTGACTTCGTTGCCCTTAAGACGGTCGGGCTTGAAGAACATCCGTCCGTCCTGATAATAATGACTTTCGTGTCCCGGTCGGACATAGCAGAAGAGGGGGCACACCCGACGATACAACTCCTCGTCAAAGTGGGACAGCGGGAAAGCGAAGTGTGTGGGCTTGAAACCGGCACTCGCCATCTCTTCCATGGCGGGTGCGACCTCGTCCTCAATGTACTTGTCTATGTTGTACATCCGGGAATAGGAAAGGGCATCCCGGTGGGTCTTGCCGTGACACCCGATGACATGCCCATCCTCACGGAGTTCGGAGAGCATGTCCAGTTCCTTGTCGGTCAGCAGGTGGAACGAGTCCACATAGAAGGTGGCTTTCGCCTTGTGTTCCGCAAAGATGTCCCGTGCCGCGTGCCAACTCGATATGGAGTGGTCATCAAAGCAAAGATGGACATGCGGGTATTCTATCTTCTGGCTCATATCAAATCATCTCCGTGTATTTATGGTCAGCCGAATAGGCTGTCAAGGCTGCTCTTCTCTTCCACGCTCCACCCGATGGTATCAAGGATGGTCTTCAGGGGTTCAACGAAAGACTTGTCAAACTGGATGTCATAGTCTATGAAACCCTCAAGACCGAACTCGGGAGGCAACTTGTTGAGGTATGAAATAACCCTTTGGCGAACGGGGTTCGGCTCCTTGAGGTAGACGAACTTAACCTTCTCGCCCTCGCGAATCATCTGGTAGGACTTGGACAGCGACTTCTTTCGTATCAGGTGGTTGTAGATGAGCGCACCCTTCACAGCGATGGGTGTGGCTTTCTTGTAGATGCCAGCCGCATCGTGATACTTGTCCATGTGCGAGCAACCGCGAGGGAAGGACACATCCTCAACAGGAAGCCCGGTGAACTCGTCCCGGAACTTGGCGACGAAAGAACGCATGTTCTCCTCGTCCTGCGTCATGATGATGCGAATGGCTTCCTTCAATCTTTTCCTTACGATGAGCGGGGTGGACGAGCGAGCCGTCTCAATCCCCATTATCTTCAGGTCGGGTTCGGCGACATACACATTGTCCTCGCCGAGATGCACCGCCAGCATGTATCTCTTCTTCGCAGTCCAGATGCCCTTGGCGGAGATGCACTCCCGCTTCATGGACATCTTGTTGTCGTATGCGTTCATCTTATCCGCGAGGTCCGCATACCACTTGTTGATCTTGGGCAGTATAACATCCGTGCAGCACTTGTCAAGGAACATGATTGTCTTCTTGGTTGGCTTGGTTCCCAACATCTTGTCCACAAGGCATCCCATCTTGAGATACACGGAATCGGTGTCGGAGGCAATTACAAAATCCTCAGTGACCCCGCACAATTTACTCAGTAGGGTGTTCAATCTGTCTTCCACCCACCGGATACTCAACTGCCCCGACACCGTGATGGCTTCCGCCATGTCAATGTTGTAGTAGCGGCAATACTGGTTTCCCAAAGCACCGAATGCGGAGTTGAGTTGCACCTTTCGCACCATCTGGAAGTTGTTGTACTTCGCGATGTCCTTCTTCGCCTGCTCAATCTCTTTCCGAGTCGCGTTGGGGTTGTTCTTCAGCCACCCCTTGATGTCAAGCATCTTCTTCTTGAACACCTTCCGCTGGTCATACATCGTGTCCATCAGTTCGGGAAGGAAGCCACGGATGTCCCTGCGATACATCGTGCCGTTGGCGGCGACCGACAGGTTTTTCTCCTTCGCCTTCCGAAGTTCCTCCTCAAGCACATCGTTCTTGCCCGTGATGAGGTCATCAACGGAGATGCCCTTGACCCTCTCCTTTACTAGCGTCTCCGGGCTGAGATTGTATTGCATGATGAGGTGAGGGTAGAGGCTGTCAAGGTCAAACGATGCGACCCAATCGTGACTGCCCACCTGCGGGTCTTTCACATACGCACCCTCAAACTGGTCATCCTTCTTGTTCCTGTCCTTCGGCGGGATGGTGATTCGCTTCGTGCGAAGGTAGTTGTAGATGATGCTGTCCCACATCCGCACCTGCGTGAAGACATCACCGAAGTTCCCGCGTGCGGAGTAGGCAAGACCCTGCGACAGTTCAATCAGCCGCAACTTGTCCTCCAGCCGCACGACGAGGTTCACATCGCGGATGTTGTATTCCACGAATCTGGCGAAGTCGTTGCGGTAAAACTCCGTGAGCGAGGCATGCTCCCCGTAGGAAACCTTGCCCTCGCCCAATTCCTGCGATGCGATGAAGTCAAGCCGATAGGACTCCTGCGGCGTGAAGGTAAACTTCTTGTAGAGGTCAATGTAGTCAAGGATGGCGATGCCGTTGATGAAATATGCGATGCTTGACTGACCCATCGCGTTGACCGCACCCTTTCGCTCACGGACATCCTGCCAAGGCGACAGCCGCATCGCCACCTTCTTCCCCAGCACCCGCTCAATGCGTCGGTAGAGGTAAGGCACATCAAAGAACACCACATTCCATCCCGTCAGGATGTCCGGGTCAAGCCGTTCCCAAGTGTCAAGGAACGAGTGGAGCATCTTCGCCTCGTCATCAAACGAGTGACACTCCACATCGTCGGCGGAAAACTCACCCAATGCGAATGTATGGGTCTTGCCCTGTAGGTGGACGGTGATCACATTGATGCGTTCCTCGGGGTCATCCACGCTCGGGAACCCGTCCTCGCTCTCGCACTCAATGTCTATGAAAGCGACACGGATGAGCGATGGGTCGTACTCCAGTTCTCCCTCGCTGCCGTAGGTCTCCGCGATGAATTGATACTGCGGGTCAATCTGCCCATAGATGCGGAAGCCCTCCACATCGGAATACTTCTCCGCGAAGAGATGGGCTTCGTAGGAGTTCTCAAAGTCCACCGGCTCGACCTTGATGCCGTCAATCGTTGTCCAGCAATCGGGCTTCGGCTTCTTCGTCGGGACATAGAGCGTCGGTCGGAAGTTCACCGATTCATGGACACGCCGTCCGCTTGCGTCGTAGCCACGATGGAGGATACGACTCCCCTTCATCGTTACATCGGTGTAGAATGGTTTCATGTGAATAGTTCGGTCAGGGTTTCCGGCACTTGCTGTCTGATGCGTTCCTCGGACAACTTGATGTACTCGGGGTTCAACTCAATGCCGATGTAGCGTCTTTGGTTCTTCAAGGCAACTACGCCTGTCGTTGCCGCTCCGTTGAAGGGGTCAAGGACAGTTCCATCTTTAGGACACCCCGCAAGGACACAGGGAACGATAAGGTCTTCGGGGAAGGTGGCGAAGTGTGCCCCCTTGAATGGCTTGGTGGTCACGGTCCATACGCTGCGACGATTTCTCTTTTCGCTACCCGTGAAGATGCTGCCATCGCTGTGCTTGACTCCCTCTCCGTATTTGTTGCCTCCAACTTTATCGGCTCTCACCCTTCCAGATTGAACGGAATCCTCCTTGATTGCCTCATGGTCAAAGAAGTATCGCGGCGACTTGGACAGGAGGAAGATGTATTCGTGTGCCTTGGTGCATCTATCAGTCACGCTTTCCGGCATCGGGTTTGGCTTGTGCCAGATGATGTCCTGACGGAGATACCAGCCGTCTGCCTGTAGAGCAAACGCAACCCGCCACGGGATGCCCACCAAGTCCTTGTGCTTCAGCCCAATCGCACTGGCGTTCCTGTGCGCGTGCGTGCTCCCGTGCCCGCGATGGGCATCCTCGTCTCCCTTGCCCCCGACCCCGCCCGCAAGGGTCTCCGCTGGCATTGCCGTGCCGCCTCTCTGTGCGGCATAACTGTCACCCAAGTTGAGCCAGAGCGTGCCATCATCACGCAACACCCGTCGCACCTCGCGGAAGACCTCCACCATCTGCTTCACATACTCGTCCGGTGTCTGTTCCAAGCCGATCTGTGAGTCCTTCCGCTTCGCACCGCACTTGCCACAGACCGAATCAAAGTAGTAACCATCAATCTTGGTGGCTTCCCTGCTCGGTCGGTTCTTGTTGAATTCGGCATTGCCAAACTTCTTGGTCTTCGTGGGGTCCGCCACATGGTCACACTTCGGGTCTCCTCCCTCCCAAGTGGATGTCCCGTAGTCACGCAAGCCGAAGTAGGGCGGCGAAGTGATACAAGTATGGACAGAGCAATCCGGAAGCGTCTTAAGCATCTCCCGGCAGTCGCCCTGTAGGATGGTGTATTTCTTGTCGCTCATAGGTCATAGGTGCTTTCTTACCTTGTTCCAGTAGGCGGTGGTATTGTCCCACGCCTTCGTCCCCCGCTTCTTGAGGATGTTGCAGCCCCCGTTGTGGATGCGTGCAAGTTGCTCAAGAGTGGCGTTCGGAGGAGCATAGCGGGACATGTATGCAATGACGACCCTGCGAGCATAGGCAGGGTCAAAGCAGTCATTGTAGGTTCCGCCAAGCGTCTTGTCAAACGCCACCGCGTCCTTCCAGTAGGAACGGTGGATTTGGTATGCTCCGATGGCTTTGCCGCCATCGCCGACAGCCTTTGCATTTCCTCCAGACTCAACCTGCACGATTGCGTCAAGAAGATTCTCGGGTATCTTTGACATACCCGATTGAGTCGTAGTAAGGACCGATGTTGTATACTGTCGCGGTTGATGTGTGGTTGGCGACAGGAGAAGCGGAAATAGCAACATCACCGGAACGAGAATCATTCTTCTTTCCTTGTAGGTAAGAGTAGAAAAGGACCGCATAGTTGATGAGGTCAAGGCAGGTGTCTTCCACGCTCTCGTCCTTGACCATGAGGGTTCCCGATTCGGCGAAAGACGATAGTCGGGACATCTTGTCCGTCATGCGGACGAGCATCCCGGCTTCGGTCTTGCAGATTCCCATCGCCTCGCATCGGGTGAAGTTGGCGAAAGGTTCCTCTCCGCTCCGCCCCGCATAGTCTGCATTCTTCTTCTGCATCAGGCTGAACGCCTTCATACAAAGTGCCTGGTGATTCTGTAGCAGTTCTTCTCGGTTCATTGTCAAGCCTTTCCTGTTGAGCCAAAGCCCCCGTCACGGTCGGTCTTGAGGGCGATGGGTTCGGTTCTCTGTTCAAAGGAGCAGGGGATTCTCTCTACGAGTTCCCCTTGGCAAATCCGGTCGCCGTGGCTGATCCGAATGTTCACCTTGGTGGTGTTCGTCACGGGAATCATCAACTGCTGGACATAGTCCGAATCAATGACACCCTCGCAGTTGGAAAGCATGAGTCCACCCTTGACGGCAAGACCCGACCGCATGTGAAGTCGGACGGAGTATCCTTCCGGGATGTCAAGGACAAGTTGAGTGGGGAGCAGGGCACGATCTCCGGGATAGAGAATCATGCTGGCGAGTCCACCGTTCTCCGAAGGGTTCTCCGGGGGGAATGCCATCTGCTTGGATTGCTTGGAATCGGCTGACCAGACATCCACCGTCCGCTTGCCTGCGGGGAAGCACACGCGAACATCAAAGCACGCGGAGTGCTGTGTGGCATATGCCGGTTCAAATGCCTCGGGGTCCAACTTGTAGTAGCCAAGTGTCTGGCTTTTGTTCATAATATAAACCTCAATGTTCCGTCTATTATATCGTCAGTTCCCGTCCTCGTCAAGAGGCTTCTTTCGGATTCCGATGCGATATTTCGGGACCAACTCCCAATCTTTCTTTTCACTAAAAGGAAGAATCTTGAAATGGGAGATGGGGCAGGTCGGTTCCTTCGCATTTTGGGGATTCATAATCTTTACCAATCCCCACTGTTCCAGTAGGTTCGCGATGGTGTTGCGTCGTGCCCTGTCCGACTCCACGAAGTCGGATTCCAGCCCGTCCAGCATGAAGAGTTCCTTGAAGTGTACGATGTAGTACTTGCCCTTCTTGTGAAGTATATGACATGACTGGTAGAGTTTCCTCTCCGACTTGGAGGAGATTCCTATTCTCGTCAGGGTCTCTTTTACCTTCAGGAAATTATCCGGAGAAGGAAGGCTTACTTCTATGAATGATTCTATTAGTGGGTCCACAACTTTGTTTCCAAATGATATTGTAACGACCCACTATTTAGCGTTTGACCCGCCTTTAGACCCCTTCAATGCGGTTAACTGCTCCTCCGAAAGCAACGACAGGTACTCGCGTGCCTTCCTTCGGCTCACCTTGTAATGATCCATGATGACCGCGATATCCTGTTCCACGCTCTCTTCTTTCTTGATCCACTTGTCAAAACGCTTGCGACGGCGGACGGAGTGATAGAGATAGTCAAACTGCATCCGGTTGTCAAGCATGTACTGACAGTTCATCTCGTTGGCATACAAGATGGTGTCGGTGCTGAACGACAGGGAGCGGTTGACCATGAACGGAAGGTATTGCTTCTCGGAGTCCGGGACGGTGTCCATCGGGTTTCCGGTCTTCTCGTTGATGGCTTTCACGAAATCAAACGGGGAGAGTTTCTTCATGGTCTGTCAATAGCGTCAATGGGTGAACCGTCTTCCGTGCTGATATCAATGATGAGACGCATCGGGATGTAGACCCACTTCCTCTTCTTGATGTCAAACACCGAGTGGAGGTAGAACTGGTCGTAGGCATTTGACCCGTGATAGCGGTCAATCAAAGGGGCTTCCACATACTCAGGTGTGACCACGCAGATGCGGTGGGCGATCTTCGTCTTCACGATCTTGCCGTCGATGTCCTCATACTTGATGTCGAGGTGGTTAGGATACACGGCTTCCATGATGGAGTCAAGCCAGTCGGCAAGCATGATGTCGGTCATTCCGGTCACTTCAAAGTATGAACCGAATCCGCCGTTGCCGGTCTGGTCTGAATGCCGCTTCGCCACCTTCATGGAGAAGTATGACTTGCGGTCACGAAGGAACGCCTGCCGGGCGTTGTCACACTCCTTCATGAACTCCTCATAGGAATACTTCTTCCCCAGTTCCTTGTTGATTTTCGTGACCTTCTCCAACTCATCGTCCGTGATGAGTGCTGACAGGAGCATGATCTTCTCGATAGGACTGGCATCTTCCGCATCCGCACCCTTGCGTATGCCGTCAAGACTGTCCCAGAACTTGGGATTGATCTCGGTGGTAAGCGAGGAACGGAAGTCCCTCACATAACCATCAATGTCGTACTTCTTGCCGATCTCATGGATGGCAATTGAAAGGTCTCCGAGGCTCTTCACGACCATAGCAGCCCCCCTTCTTTTCGGGAGGTATTTAGGTCTTGAAGGCACATTCTGCCGCCAATGAAACGCAGCAGGCGGCGAGATTGATCTCTTGGTCGGCGGCAAACGCAGCCCTGTGTTGATATTCAGCCAGAGTAAGGATTGCTTGAGGAATAGATGAAGGAACGAGGGAATCGAGCAGAGCGTCGTAGATGCTGCGGAAAACATGTGCCGTATCCCGGTCAGAGTTGTCCACGACCCACTTCCGGATATCGCCGAAGTTCTTGGACTTGAGAGCCTTGATGAGGGTGTCCATCCCGAGGTCGGGGGCGACAAGGATTCCCGCATCAATCGTTCCCGAGATGGAGTACCGCTGGATCTCGTTGAGGACTCGCCGGAAGTCGGGGAAGTACTTGACGATGAGTTGTGCGAGGACGGCTGGTTCATACTTCACCTCTTCCTTCTTAAGAATCTCCTCCAACCGAGCATGGAATCCCTTCGCCATCTTCGCCTTTTCCTTCGGCGGGATCTTGAAGTCAATCACCGTACATCGGGAGTGGAGCGGTTCAATGATGCGATGCTTGAAGTTACAGGTGAGTATGAAACGGCAGTTGCCCGAGAACTCTTCAATGAATCCTCTCAATGCAGGTTGAGTGGTAGACGGATTCAGGTAGTCAGCCTCGTCAAGGATGACCACCTTGTGTCCCCCTGCGAGTGAGACCGACGATGCGAACTGCCGGATTCTCGTCCGCAGGGTATCAATGCCACCGTCTTCCGATGCATTGATGAACATCATGTCACGACCTAACTGCCCGCAAAGGGCGCGAGCCACGGTTGTCTTGCCGCAGCCCGCACCCCCGGACAGTATCATGTTCGGGATGTCACCCGACTTGAGGATGTCTCCGAATGTGTCTTTCAGGCTTTCCGGAAGGATGCACTCGTCAATCGTCCTCGGTCGGTACTTCTCGACCAGAAGTGCTTCTTCCATTGTCATCCCTTGTTGATGGTGCTGTCGGACTCAAGAGCGATCCAGTAAGTCACCGGACCCACGAACTTCACTACCTTCTTCTCCGCGAACGAAACATCGTAGTCTCCGGGGAGCAACTTCATGTTCTCAACCTTGAGCCAGAACTGGAACTCATTGTCTTGTTCTCCCTCATGCACGACAAGACTCCAACTATGTGCCGAAGAATTCTTCTTGTCGCAAACTCGCACACATACTCCCTCCTCACATGACTCCACGCACATGTCGGGGGCTTGGAGGACCGATGCGGCACGGAGGATGGCGGAGATGTTCTCTTCCGACAGGTGGAACGATAGGACCACCTTCGGCATGGAAATCTTCTTGTCGGGCGGGGCGGAGAGAAGCGAGGGTTCGGAGAAGAAGTACTTCACCGATGCCTTGGAACCGGGGGATGCGATGGTGACAAATTTTCCATTCTCATCAAATTCAAGTTCCGCATCCTTGAACAGGCTCATCGTGGAAAGGAACTGCGACATGTCCCAGATGCCGAAATCAACATCAAAAGCCTCGCTCACCGTTGCTTCCGCGAGGATGGTAGAGGAGGGTGAGATGGTGGAGATGACATTGCCGGGCTTCACATGAAGGTTGCTGTTGATTCCTGCGAAGTTCTTGAGGATGGTCATCGTCTGTTGCGAAATCTTGGTCTTGGTCACGGTGCTGCTCATTTTGTAGTGTCTCCTGTTGGACCTTTCGGGTCACTTGTGTTCTTGTATGGCTTGAAGGGGACGAACGGCTCGTCTTCCTTCTTCTCTTCTTCTTGCTTGATGATGTCAAAGGTCTTGTTCTGACAGATGCGTATCTGGTCGGAGCGATAGTGCCTCACGATGCCACCATCACAATGCACGACGCACCAGATGTCGTTTTCGTAGGTTCCCGAGTCGGTGACATAGATGGCATAGCCTTTTTTGCTTTCCTCGACAACCACGGGTATTGGCTTGTTGAACTGTAGCATATGAAATCGGGAAGAGGGGTTTCCCCCTCGACCCGAAGGAAGAGAAAATCACTTCTTCGCGGAGCAACGGGTTTCGCAGTTGCGCATCAGGTTGCCGAGAGCACGGTCAATGTCATCGATAT